TACTCATGTTAATTCCCTTACCGTGGTTAGTCCAATAAAATCTCGTATTAACGATACACTTTCCGCTATTTGTACCGCCCACGGGGTAATACATATATGCGAGTGTGCTAGAGTTTAAAATTGGGTCTTCATATTCGGATTTAAACTCCACACTTATTCTACCGTCTTTTGGAACTTTTTTAAATTTGATTGGAACGTAGAAAGCCCACTCGCCCAATGCAAATTTCACAGCCCTGTCAACTGCACGTTCAGATATTTCACCGTCTCTGTTTGTGATTGAAAAAGTTAAAATGCCTTCCTTTGATGGTTTTAAAAAGCCGAATTTTTTATCAGCTTCTATTTGATTTTTTCCATCTGTTGTTACGGAACTATATTCTACTTTTCCACTATATGAAGCTATTGCTCGACAAATCATATCCATAACGTTTTTATAATAAAAGAACTATTTAAGTTTATGTTAAAATTAGAAGACATAAGCAACCACGTATATTTTGCTTTTAGGAAATCACAATTGGAAGCCATGAAAACTCAAAGGCTTGGAATCATTCACGTTTCTGACATTATTAAACCATGTATGAGAAACGTGATATATAAGAAAATATTACCCGAAACAGGTATTTCAACAGAAGATTTTAAGTCGCTTTATTTCGGTCAGGCAGTTCATTCTAATTCTATGATGGCAGAACCTAGTCGCCACGAAATCTTCTTGGCATATAACTATGTGAAAGACAAGCCACTGACAAAGGAAGAGGCATTAAAAATCCCAATAGAAGATCCAGAACATCTCGATATTATTTATGGAAGCATAGATGATTTGTTAGAGATTGATGGCAAGTTTGTCATCTGCGACAAAAAAACTACCGGCTCTATAGATTATTTTCAAAGAGCAACAGCAAAACCTAGTGATAGTCATGTGGATCAAATAAACAGATACAGGGTTCTACTGAAAAAATGTCATAATATTGATGCTGAGTTTGGATGTGTTGTTTATATAAGTAACAGCATCGACAAAGAAAAACGAGATCAGCCAGTCACAATGCCTTTTAAATTGAAACCAATAGAGGAGACACTGACTGACATGGTAGAAAAAGCAAGAATAATCAAGAAGTCAATGACGGAGTGTACTTTACCAGAAAGAACAAAATGCTATCTTTGTGATGGAATGTGTCCTTATGCGTCACTTTGTTTTACAGATGAGAGAAAGAAGTGGAAATGAAGTTACACGTAATTAAATATCCATTTCCACATGTTGTAATTAATGATTATTTTACAGAAGAAGAACTTAAAAGAGTTTGGAAAGAATTAAATTTTTTAACACAAAAAGATAAATTACAGATTCCCGAAAAAACTGGAACAGCTCGTAATGAAGACGGAACACCAAAAAAACGAAACAGTGGTTTATTTTTAGACGAGGTTTATTCTAACAGAGACATTTCTGATATTTTAAAATTTGGAAGAAAAATATTTGATGATGTTGAATCTAGAAAAATAATAGCGAATTCGTGTTGGGAATTAAAACCTTGGCTTGACGGTATTGGTAGATTTACTACCTTGGTATCTTATTATGAAGATTCTGATTATTACAAACCTCATAAAGATATTGGGTTTTTTACTACTTTAGTTCATTTATTTACAGAACCAAAACACTACACTGGTGGAGAATTGTATTTTCCAGAATTTGATTTTACAGTTCCTACTGTTTATAATAGAATGTTTATATTCCCTAGTCAGTTAGAACATCAAGTTAATTTAGTTAAAATGAATAATTCTGATTTTTCTGGTTACGGAAGATATACAATAACACAACTCTGTTCTTCTTTTTAATATGGAAAAAATAAACTATCTATCACCAGAATGTTACACGCATGATCACGTAAAATGCCCTGTATACAGAAGTGGAATTAAATGCACTTGTCTGTGTCACAAGATAATTGGTGCAGGTTAATGTTCATATATGAACCTAGAAACACGATAGTCGTGTCTACACCGAAAGGAAAAGCTAGAATCTGGTTAGTTACGGAATTTGGTATGGAAACACAGAAATTATTTACTTGTATTTTAGACAATAGTGGCGAAATTTGGGAATTCACAAACAGTCAAATTACAGTCCAAAAAAACCCAACCGTGACTGGTTATGAAGATATACTTTAACGCAAACAACAAAGCCCACCTAGAAACATTACAGGCTTGCAAAGTCAAGAACGTAATGCTTTCGTTCAGATATTCCTATGCCAACATATCCAAGTTTCATGGAAAGTTTTCAAACGTATTCGTGGTCGCTGGAAACAAAACAACACCAGAAAGATATTACGAACTTCTTAAAAAACATAAAGAATTATATAATTATGCTACTCAGTTTGATGTGTTTTATAACATGATAGATACGCTCAAGTATTATAAAAAGGAACGTGAAATAGGAATAGATTGGACTTTACCTGTATTACAGGAAAACTTCCTTCATCATTTATCACAGTTAAGACCATCACCAGATACATATGTTTGTCTTGGAGAAATTCATGGAAGAGAAGAAACAGAGGATCAGATTAGAAAGCTGCCAGCCAATCTTAAATATCATGGACTAGCAAAAGGGAGGTTTATTACTCAAACTAAAATGTTTGAATCATTAGATACGTCTGGTTGGATATCGGCAGCTATGTCAAAAAAATGTGAAATATGGAACAACAACTCTACTAATTTTATGTTTTTTGGCAACAAAGGAAAAGGAATGATACCCATGTTGAATCACGCTTGCGAGGTTCATAAAGAAGCACTAGAAATGATAGGAGTTAAAAAACAAGATATAATTGACAATGATTACTATGCTTTAATGAAAGCTCCACTTGCACTTCTTTATATACCGATGTGCAAACAGTTAAATATATTGAATGAAAACTTTTCATTTTAGCAACACTTATATTGAGGATTATGGGTTAAAGGGTAATGCAAAGATGTAATAATCTATGTGAAAGAATAAAAGTACATGCGAGGGGGTACACAGAAGGTATAAGACGTTGTACTATCTGCGATGTGTATTTGAAAACAGGTGACAGATTTTGTCCTTGTTGCAAAACCATTCTTAGAATAAAGCCAAGATGGAACAAATCAGACAATCCAAAAAAGCTTAGGCTTTATACCTATTAATTTTTTTAAAAAGTTTTTATATAAGATATAATAGTTAATTTATATGACTGATGATCTGTTTAAAATTAAACCGTTGGGAGAAAAAGCATCAAAGGTTGTAGTTAACGGACATAAAACCGTATCCCCTTTTAACTCTGCAAAACATTTAAAAGATGCAAATATTCCGGCTCTTTGCGATCAGTGTGTTTATCGAAGCATAGATTCAGGTGGAAACGGTAAGTGTCCGAAATATCAAGCAGGTGCTATTTGTGCCATAAGAAAAGACTTTGTAGCATTGATTAACGAACTTGACACCAGAAACCCAGAAGATGTAAAAGTCATGTTAGACATGTTGGCAAAATTATCATTTGAAAATGTACTTATGGCTTTAACAGAATCAAAATTTGATGGGAACATTCCAGATAGAAACACCAAATCAGAGATTAATACTTTACTTAAAATCATATCTACCATAGGCGAAATTTCAAGCAAGATAGTTGTCAGTGAGGAAAAACGGTTTAATAGGCAGGGAGACATAGAATCAATATTTCGACAGATAAAAGCAAAAAAGGTGGAGTGATTGCCGACTCCATCTAAAGAAGAAATTAACGAACGTCAAAATTTCATGCAGGTTTTGGCAAACTGTGTAAACAAACCTAGTGTTTTTAGCGACATATTCTTAGGTCATAAATTGTTTGATTATAATAAAAACTATGTTGATTGTGATGATAGATTCATAGTTTATAGGTCTGGTCGTCAGGTGGGAAAAACAATGTCTACTGCGGTAAAAATCATTCATTATGCTTTATTCGCTCCACTTTTATCTGAAATAATTAACAGGGAATGTGTGATAGTAATCGCAGCACCAACTCAAAATCAGGCAAGCATCATGTTCAATAAAATCAGGGATTTGGTAGCAGCGAATGATTTTCTAAAAGGATATGTTATTAGAAACACACAGACAGAACTATGGTTAAATTTTCTTGATAATAGCGGAATGACGAAGATTTATACCCGTGCGACAGGTGAAACAGGTACTTCGCTTAGAGGGTATTCACCAGACGTAATAGTAGCAGATGAGTGTTCGTTTATTAAAACTGACATACTCAGAGCATTTCTACCGTCAGGTATGGCTAGAAGAGCAAGAGTTTGGCTAACCTCGACTCCATTTTCCAAATCAGGTTATTTCTTTGAGGCTTGTATGAATTCCAAGCCCTCCAAACCAGACGGAATGTGGACAGAATTTCATGTAAAATCAACTGATAACCCACTCGTACAAGCAGATCCAGTGTTCATAGAAGAAATTAAACGTTTGACTCGTGACGAGTATGTTCAAGAAGTTGACGGTGAATTCCTCGACATCGGGAATTCACTCATACCTAGGATTTTAATTTCGGAAGCTATAACTGATTACGTTCCAAAAAGCAGAGTTAGATATTATATGGGTGTTGATGTTGCTAGAGCAGGTAGTGATGAAACAGTATATACTATAGTCGCAGTAGACGATGATGATGTAGTTATGGTTGAAGAAATAGATAGTGAGGCCCAATCAAACGTAGTTCAGGTCTCTGGTAAAATACGTGACTTCGTTTATAAATATGGAATAGAAACTGTATTTATAGATGAAACCGGTTTAGGCGGTGGGCTAGTTGATCTAGCGAGAGAACAAGGATCGCCTGTAAGAGGTGTTATCTTTAGCTTACAAGAGAAAGCGAAGATGTATGGTGATCTAAGATTGTTGTTTGAAAACCATAAAATCAAACTAAAACAGATTAACAAACTTGTATATCAGTTATCCTATTTAAGGCGTGAGTATACTGAGACAGGCATAATGAAAATACGCTCAGATGAACACGATGATTACCCAGACAGCCTAGTTTTAGCCTGTAAAGCCGTGTCAGCAGGCAATACTTGGCATGTAATGGAAGTGGGGAAGAATCTAAAAAAAGCCTTGTTTGGTTAAAATTTATATAGTATTTGGATATAGTTCATGTGTGTCAAGTAATAAAAAGTCTATGAAAAAGGAGCAGTCATTAAAAAAACTAACGAATGGTGAATTAAAAGAGATTGAAAAAAGAAAGAATAAAACAACCTTATTCCAAAATCTTAAAACACTAAATCACGATTTATATAGTTTACAAACAGATTTACTTTCAATAATTAATAAACGTGGGGAAGGAGAAGATTATGGTGGAAGGGTCGCTCATGGTAAGTTTTCTGGTAAAAAACGTTCTTCCAATTTTAGAGAGCAATTTTATTCTGATAAAGATCCAACAAAAAAAGAACAATTTAAAAGAGGTAAATCACCTTTAGAGGGATTATCAACAAGTCCTGTTGGTGGGCAACCGGTTTCAAATCCAAAGACTACCACTTCACAACCAAGTCCTACTTCACAAATAGAACCAAAACCAAGTAAAAAGGAAAAAGACAAATTTGATTTTTTAAGAAGAGGAAAGAATCCAAAATCAGAAAAACAAATAATAGAAGAAGAGAATAAAAATCCAACATATAGAAAAATGCAGAGTCCAACATATGAAAAAAAACCTCCCGGCTGGAAAAGGTTTTTTAATTCTTTTAGAAGGAAACATCCAAGAGATGAAAAACGAAGAACAACTTACCCATCAGTTCTTGGAACCCCATCATCTTCAAAACCCTCTCAAGCACCTGCACAAACTAATTATTCTAAAGATACACCGTTGCAAGAACAACAAAGAAATGCTGCTGTTGGCAAACCAAAGTATTTTAAAACAATAGGAAGTAATCAAAACAGACCCACGACTGCCGTACCACAGAGTCCATATAAACAACAACCTCAGCCACCTTCTCAAAATCAACAACAATCAACTCCTAAAAAAACACCAAAAAATGTATCTATCGGTGGCAAGAAACCTAAAACTTCTACAAACCAGCAACCATCAACTTCAAATCAACAACAAACAACTTCTAAAAAAACACCACAAAAGGTATCTATAGGTGGCAAGAAACCTAAAACTTCTACAAACCAGCAAACAACAACTTCAAATCAACAACAAACAACTTCTAAAAAAACAC